ATTATGTTTAAGATATTCTATACCTTGAAGCTCCAACCAATCTATATTATGAGCAGCCCAATCATCATTCTTTTTTTTAGCTGACAAAAACTGTATAGGTTGTGTTAGTGTAGCATTAGTTGGATAACTTTTACTATCAGCTTTAGCACCGTTTTTAAGTTGTAAGGCGTTATATACCTTCATAATATTATTTTTTTATTGTATATTTTATAGACGTATTCTCATAAAAAGAGGTGGTTGTCCATTTTGGAATATTTCCTGTTGATGTAGTTGACCAATAACTCATTATTTTATATTTTTAAAAGGAGATCTTTTATTTTTACCTTGTAAAGTCTTTTTTCTTCTACCTAAATTCTTAAAAGGTCTCATATTCAATTTATACATTTTTTGTGGTTTTTCCAAGTTATCTAAAGACTTATCCTTCTCTTTACGCTTAATATAGCCTCTATTAGCTTGTTGTAACTTTGCAAATGCTATTAGTGCAGAAAATGCTACAAGCCTATCTACGTTCAATCCAGGAAAATATTGTGACATTTCAATTAATAACATTTTATCAGGAATTCTTTCTACACCTAATTTTGATTTTATAACATCTCCTTCTTTATTAAACTCTTGATCTATCTCTTCTCTAATAAATTCTATAGCGTAAGATATTAAATGACTTTTAAATAATGTACCTGTATTCTTCCAACCATATTCTTGAAATACATTATTGTTAGATCCAAGATCTTTTAAAAATACTATTTGTTGTTTAGGTACTAAATACTTTTGTTTTTTTCTAGCAATCATGTGTTGTATAAAAAGAGATATATTATTTTCAACTAGTGTCCAAGCATTATACCATTCTATTATAAGTTCTAATTGTTCATGTGTTTTATTTATATCATCATATCTACCACACCATGATGCTACAATTTTATCACCTTCAGTAAATCTTTCTAAACCTGCTGCTGTTTCTTTTGTAACTTCTACAGGATTTTTATAAATAAATATACTACATAATGAATCTGATGTAGTTGTTTTACCTTCTGATACAGGGTCAATAGATCCATAATACATACTAAAAGGAGGATTTTTTATTGGTCTTTCCCACACAACTAATGCTCCTGATTTATCCTCTAATTTTTTATCTACTGGAAATTTAGATATAGGAAGTTTTTTAGTGCTACTACATGTAATTCCTTTTTCATCTCTTTCTAATTTTAAAAATTCATAAGAGTATTCTTTATCTTCTATTTTTTTTAATTGTTTAGATATTACATGTAATGGAAATATTGCTTCTTGTCTATATGCAAATGCTTCAGCAATATCTATTGGTTTCTGTGATATTCTTAATTGATACTGTTCAGGTGTCAAATCTTTTTTCCATTGTTCTCTTTCTTCTTTAATTGCTTTTAATGCTTCTTCAATTAATGTATTACCATATTTATCTATATAAGGAGGCATAGACCATTGTTCTGGAATAAACAAACCACAGTTTCCTATAGTTCCTTTATCATCCATTAAGTTTGTTTCTACTGCATATATATCATTTCCTTCTGGATTTAATATCATTTGTTTTAAAGGCTCACATTGATCAAGATCACCCACTGATCCAGCAGCTATAAACATACCTGTAGTCATCATACCAGATGTCATTGCAGGTCTAATGTATTCAAATGTTTGATCCATCTTTGGAGCAATTCCAGCCTCTTCATGAAAGAAGTAAGTACAAGGTCCACCTACACCAGTTGTTGCATTTTTTTCAAAAGATGCTCCTTGAATTTTTGACATTAAACCTTTATGAGTTTTTCTGTTATTAATAGTAACTTCAATTTTTTGTTCCCATAATAATATTTTAGAAGGATTAGTTGGTCTATACCATGCGGTGTGTTCATTAAGAAATGTTTTGTATTCTTCTAAAAATTTCCATGAACCTTTGTCATTTATATAATCTTTTAATGATGCACCTATTTTACATATAGATCCTTCTTCAAACCAAAATTGATTTACTATTTTAGCCATATGAAAATATGAAGATGCAATCTGACGTTTTTTAAGTATAGCTGCATGTCTATAATGTAGTTCTGCTAATAACTCATATAATGCCATATGATATTGCGCATCTCTTACTTTAGCAAAACCATACTTTTTTTCCTCTTTATCAAAGATTGGTAAAAAGTTTAACCACATATAGTAATCTCTTGTTACATAAAATATATTTTTATTACCATAATATATTGCACCTTCTCTGCATTTTTCTTTTTCTAAATTCCAATACTCAATATAATCTTTTGATCTAAAAGGTTTATTACAATAATAACTTTGTTTATTAAATGTTTCAGCTTGTTCATTAAACAACAAGGCAGTCTCATCAAATTGATACTGCCCTGGTTCTTTAAAAATTGTAAGTAAAAATCTTATAAAATCTTCTCTTGTTTCAAATTCTTTATAAGACCATTTTCCTTCTTTATATTGTGGAATTTTTTTAAACATATTTTAATATAAATGCTCCTTCATGTAATATTATACAATCTTGATCATCATGTTTTACATTATATGCACCTGATGTCATTTCCCATTCTACCTCATCTCCTACCTTAAGATTTGAAGTACATTCAGAACCTAATTTTAAAATAGTTCCTCTAGGTATTTCTTGAACTTGTGAATCAGGAAGAATAATTCCTGTGTCTGTTGTATCTTTTTTTGGTACTAATTTAATTAATACTCTTTTTCCAAGTGGTTGAATTTTTTTACTCATTGTTTTAAATTTAAATTTATAATTGATCATATGCTAAACCCTGACCACCGCGGACAGAGCTTTGTTGTTCATTTTTCATATCTGTATATGCTCCTTTAAAAGATTGTCTTATCTGATCAAATTTAGCAGCAGTATTAACTAATGCAGTTAAATTACCATCTCTACCGTGATCAATAGACGTAGTCTCCATATATCTAGCTAATCTATCTAGCATTGTTTTAATACCTTTATAAGCTCTATATGTAGGAGTTTCATATAATTCTTTACAAGTGTCTATAGCATGTCTTATTGGGCCATCTTCTGTAGATTCTTCTAATCCTATTTCTTCTATTATCATATCTTCTTTTTCATGTTCTGGTAAATTAAAAAAAGGATTCATATCAGGATCAGGACATGTCATATAAAATACATATTGATATATAGGTAAATATGTATCTGGATATTCATCCATTATTTTTTTAAGTGATTTTAGTGTATAACAATGTTCACTAGGAACTACTTTACCATTTTGTATATCAAATAATTTTACTAACATATTGGATTATCTTTTAACCACATAATTAAACTTTGTACTTCTTGTTTTAAATATGGTAAATTATACATTTTTATTTCTTTTATAATTGGTTCATTTTGATCATTATATTTTGTTATTGGGTAACCATGATCATCTTTACCTTTTTCTTCAAATGTAACATGTTGTATTTGAAGATCTCCTATTTTAAGTTTAGGATTATGTTTTTTAATAATATAAATATATAAACTTAATTGTAAATTATAATGTTTAAGATTACAATCATCAAGATGGCTAACAGGTTTATACATTTTAGAAGTTATACCTTCCCAATTAGTAAACCCTTTAGTTTTAATTTCTTTATTTGTTTTATAATCTAATATATTAATTTTACCATTTACTATAGTAACAAGATCTGCTTGTCCACATAAACCAGCAGATTTTAAATAAACAAAATGTTCTGGATATATACCATCTTTTAACTTTTGTTCAGGTGCAATTTTTATACCATTTTGATCAGTAATTGGTTTTACAATAGGAATTTCTACACCTTCTCTAGAAATTGTTTTAAATTCACATAATCTTTCTTCTCTTTCATCATGATACCAATTACCTAACTCAATAGCTCTTTCAGATTCTTTATTCCAAATTTCTAATATTTTTTTTGGTGGTATTTTATACCATTTTGATCTTTTGTTTTTAGATGATTTTTTTGATTGTGCTTCTGCATCAAATTTAGGTTTAAACATACCTACAAATGATGTAACACTTGTCCACTTAATTTGATCTTTTTTAAGATCTTCATTAAGGGTTTCATATACATGACCGTCTGATTTAAATATTACTGGCATCTTTTATTTGTTTTTTTATAGCTTTTTCTCCTTCTTTGTTTGTAACAGCTTTCCATTTTCCTATTGGACATCCAGAAGAAAGAGATCTAATTTTTAATCCTATACTACAACCACATTTACCACAACATGGTCTTGTAGCTTTTATTGCACATTTATTTCCTTCAGTATCTAAATGTTCACATGCTGAACAATCCATCCATCTTACTTTTGCAATTTCTTCTACATCTTCATTTTTAAAAATTTTATTTTTAACCCCTTCTGCAATTTTATCCAAATTAGTAAATGCACTAACTATTTTATTTATTTTCATTTTTAAATTCTTTTTTTGCTTTTAATTTTTCATTTAATTTTTCTAATGCTGCTTCCATTAGCTTAATTTTATTTTTAACAGGTATATATTTTTCATAACCTTTGTATGTCATTTTTTCTAGGTTACCTAATATATCTTTATTTCTTTTAATTGCTTTTTCTAATCTTGATTTTCTTATTGTAAAAGTACCTAATGAAGAAATATTAATATGAGTATCTTCTAAATCAGATAAACTTTTTCTTACTTTACTGTAGTAAAATGTTACAAGATTATCAACAACATCCTTATGTACACCAATTTCTTTGGCAACACTATCAAAAAAGAATTTATGATTCTTTGGCTTCAAATCCTAAAACTTTTATATCTAATAAAATAGTACCTTCAGTTTCTATATTCATATTTAAACTAATAGTTTTTTTATTAGATCCATTTTTTACAATTAAATTTTTCTTTTCTGCTTTTGTAATAGCATTTCTACATGATTGTGAGCTTTTAAATATTCCTCTTTTAGATATCTCTTTACAAAATTCAGTTAACTCTTTCATACCTTTTTTTGCTAATTCACATAAACATTCTAAATCAGAATTGCTAATTGTAATATTATTTAAAAAGCAATGAGTAAGGATTTGGTATTTAATAACCTCATCCTTACTTACTTTTGCTTTAATATTTACTTTATTAACTACAGCCATGAATGTCTAATATCTTTACTTTCTAATAATGTATATGTAAAATTATTATTCCATGTATCTCTTGCTTTTCTACATATTTTCATAAATAATTTCCAATCATCATTAGAAGCAATCACTTGACAACCTGCTGACCATTTATCTACTTGCGTTGATTTTTTACCAGCATATTTAGTTGCTCTGTGAATATTAATACCAAATAAACCTTCTTGTACAGAATCTTCATGTAAATTATACATATGATCACGGTTATTATCACGGTAAACTTTAACAGGATTTTGTTGTCCTAAAGCTTCATATCTACCTTGATGTTTTCTGATCTTATGACTAGATCTATATTGACCAGGTTTAAGTATAGCAACACCTTCTTTTCTCATTATATTTTCAACCCAGTGTGTTCCTGGATCTGTTGTACAATTAAAAGAATGAAATTGCCATTCACCATTAACTTTATAAGAAAGAGTAATTTTGTCATCAAATCGGTTTGTGACTTCATTTTTAGTATCAGAGTTTCTTACACCCACAATATTAAGATTATAGTCACCTTGTTCAAACCATTTGTAACCCATTTGTTTTAGAGTTTGTTCAATTTTTTCTCTACTTAGTTGCATCTTCTTTCTTTTTTAAAGTCCTTTTAGGTGTTGGTGGAACAGCACTTGGTGTAGGCATAGGAACTTTATTAGGTTCTGGTGCCGCTGGTGGTTCTGCCATTGACTTAGTAATAAACATTTGTGCTTGTAATCTTTCAGCACGTGTTTTCTCAATATCTCTTAAAAGAGTTTCATATTGTAACTGAGTTTCTAAAGAAGGAATATGATCCTCATAATATTTAGTTATTTCAGCTCGTTTAACAGCCATCTCCTCAACTGTGAGATCTTCTGCATTTTTTGTTGGATTTTCTATTTTATCCGCCATGATTAAAAAGTTTTTAAATTAATACTAGGCAAATATATATAAAAAGTTTAAATAAAAAAAGTTTACAAGAAAAATTTTAAAATTTATCTATTGTAGTGTAATTACAAATAGCATCTGCTCTATTAGCAGTTGTACTAATCCATATTGCTGTACTAGATGGAATTTCAAAAGGTGTATTTTCAAATACATCAATAGTATAACCTACACCAATTTTTAATGCTTTAATAATATAATAATCTGGATTACCACCAGATCCATCAGTATCTAAAAATACATTAACTGCTATAGATCCAGTATGACTATTAGATATTATCAAAGAATCAATTCTTGTTTGTTTACCTAAAGCATCTAATGCTGGAGTTATTCTTACTGGTGTTGTTGTTATATTTGCTGCTGCTATTGTTGCCATATTAAGATAGTGTTAATGTTATTGATTTACTTACCCCACCATTTGTAACTGTCATTACTATATTATATGATGCTGGTGTTTTTCCTTTAGCTGGAACAGTTACCATATCTCCAAATGCTATTGTTGTGCTACTACCTATTGTTACTATATTAGTATCACCAGCTAGTGCTGTAGTGCTGCTAGTACCTAAAGTCATACTTACCTTTTTAGTATTATCTGTTATAGCATTTGCTTGTGCTGTAGATATAGTTGTTGTATCACCTGCCATTGCTGTAGTACTAGTAGTGCCTAAACCTGGAAATGTAGATTTACTTTTATTAGTTGATATTTCCGTTCTAAGATAATCTAACTCTTCTTGCATTTTTTGTATTTGATATAATAATGCTGCTTCTGGTTCAAATAAAAATAAATCTTCATGATGATCATTATCAAAATTTGCTTTAATCTTTGTTAAGTCAGCCCCACTTTTACTATGGATTGATTCATATTTTTTACTTGTTAATGCCATAATCTATATTTTTTAAATTAATGCTAGTGTTAATGTTGCTCCAAATAATTTATCTGTTGTATTTCCTGGAGCCCATGAAACCATTATACATTTTGCAGCAT